TAAGTGTTGACTTTAACGCTGGTCAAGGCTCAATCAGAAATGGTTTAGTTTCAAGTGGAAAACTAAGAGGATTTGATATGTACAAATCTAATAACATTGCTGCAACATCTAATGCAACTGGTAAAGTTATGGCTGGACATATGAGTTCTACTGCTACTGCTAACACTATCCTTTCAACAGAAGTGTTGAGAGACCCAACATCGTTTGGTGATATTGTTAGAGGTCTTCATGTCTATGGTGCGAAAGTACTTAGAGATGATGCTTTATGTAGTGCATTCTATGTAATTGACTAATATCAATTCGGGGGAGTCTTAGGACTCCTCCACTTTTTAAACAGGGAGATAAAATGAAAGATAAAATGAAAAGAAAAGGTTACATGATGGGTAAAAAAGTAGAAAGAAAACCTATGATGAAAGGACGTATGGCTTATAAACATGGTGGAAGCACTGGTGAAGATGTTAAAATGGACGGATGTCAACCTGTATATAGTGGAACACCAAAAGCTAAAGCTAACTAAGCATGAAAGGCGTACCACATTATAAAAAAGATGGAACTGAATGGAAAGGCAATACTCATAAAATGCCTGATGGAAGTTTACACACAAATAAATCTCATACTAAAACAAGTGTAAAACTTGTTCACTTTAAAGATTTAAGTAAAAAAGCAAAACTAAAAGCTAAAGGTAAAAAATAATGGCTACTACATATCTTGACATAACTAATGAAGTATTAAGAGAACTCAACGAAGTTCCACTAACTGCTGCAAACTTTACAAATGCTACAGGTATTCAAAAGTTTGTTAAAGATAGTATAAACAAAGCTATATTTGATATTGCAAATCAAGAACCTCAATTACCTTTCTTTTCTGCAGGAGCTAGTGGAGAGACAGACCCTTTTTATGGGAACGTAACAGTAGCTACAATAGCAGGAACAAGATGGTATACACTTAAGTCTGGTAGTTCTAGTATCACTACAGATTATGCATCAATAGATTGGGATGATTTTTATGTAACAACAATTAACGTAAGTGGAGAAACAGCACCTTATGTTTCTGAAGGATTAAAATTTTTAACTCTTGATGATTGGAAAAGATACTACAGAGATAGTGAAAATGAAGATGATGCTAACTCACAAAACTATGGAGAACCAAAATTTGTTATTAAATCTCCAGATAGTAGAAAGTTTGGATTAAGTCCAATACCTGACAAGGTTTATAATGTACACTTTTATGCTTTCGTAAGACCGACTGCTTTATCGGCTTATGACGATACAATCGTTTTACCAGAGCAATACAGTAATATAATAACAGCAAGAAGTCGTTATTACATTTGGCAGTTTAAAGAAAGCCCACAACAGGCTGCTTTTGCATTGGATGATTATAAGAAAGGAATGAAACATATGAAATCTAATCTTATGAATCCAGCTCCAAAGTATATGACTGACGATAGAACTTACTTCTAAATATGGCACGTTCACAACCTTTTACAGTAGCATGTGCAGGTGGTTTAAATAAATCATCTAACTCTATAGACTTGTTACGTACACCCGGAGTAGCTACAGTTTTACAAAACTTTGAAACTTCTACTGCTGGAGGATATAGACGTATTAATGGTTTTACTAAATATAAAGTTGGTGATGTTACAGCTACACAACCTACAGGTGGAATAACTAATATACTAGGAGTGTTTCCATATGCAGATGGTGTTATAGTAGCTGCTGGTACTAACATTTATTTTAGTAACGATGGTGCTACATGGGTAGAAATAAATAAATTATCTGCAGGTGGTGGAGATAACTACTCAACCTTTACAGGTAAATCAGTTACTGCTAGAACTAATCAAGGTCAATGTCAGTTTGTACTTTTTGAAGGTGCGACATTTGATTATGGTGAAGTAATTATAGCAGACGGAGCTAACAAGCTTTGGAGTTTTAGAATGGAAGGCACAGGAGCCTTAAATACTAGAACATTTTTTACAGAAGAAATTACAGTTGATGGTACAAATGGTGTAAAGTATATTACTATTCACGACCATCATTTAATTGCAGCAGGAGTAGGAGATAATTTAAACAATGTTTATTACAGTGTTTATAATGACCCTAATAACTTTACAGGTACTGGTGCAGGTTCAGTTCAAATATCTGATAAGATACAAGGCATTAAAGGATTTAGAACAGACTTAATAGTTTTTGCTGAAAACAGCATACATAAATTAATAAATATAAACGATGCTAACAGTATTCGTATAGACCCTATTACTGAAAACGTAGGTTGTCTAAGTGGCTACAGTATTCAAGAGATTGCTGGTGATTTAATATTTTTAGCACCAGATGGATTAAGAACAGTAGCAGGTACATCAAGAATTGGTGACGTTGAGTTAGGAACAGTTACTAAAGCAATACAGCCTATTATAACAGAACTGGCGGAAAATGTCAATGAATATATAATAAATAGTGTTGTTTTAAGAGATAAATCACAGTATAGATTATTTTATAGTGATACAGACTTGACAAATGTTTCACAAAAGGGTATAATAGGTACATTAAGACCTAATGGTTTTGAATGGTCTGAGACGTTAGGAATAGAAGTTACAGCAATTAATTCTGGATTTAACAATAACGGTATAGAAAAATTCTTTCATGGTGATACAAATGGTTATGTATATACTCATGATACTGGTGATAACTTTGATGGTGCTGCAGTAGATGCTAGATATCAAACACCTAATTATGATTATGGTGACTTTGGAACTTTAAAAACTTTACATTATATTAAACTTTCGATAGGTCCTGAAAATGAAGTTCAACCTACATTAAGAGTAAGGTTTGATTATGATAGTAACGAAACACCACAACCAGATGATTATATATTAGATTCTGTACCAGCTCCTTCTTTATTTGGTAGTGCTTTATTTGGTACTGCAAAATTTGGAGCAGCAGAACAGCCTTTAGTTAGATTAGCATTACAAGGTAGTGGTTACTCTAACAGTTTTAGAGTACTAACAAACGATACAAACGCACCATATACAATAAACGGACTATACATAGATTACATTCCATCAGGTAGGAGATAAAAACAATGGCAGGTTATACAAGACAAAGTACATTTGCAGACGGAGATACAATTACTGCTGCTTTATTTAATAATGAGTTTAACCAACTTTTAAATGCATTTGGTAATACAAGTGGTCATAAGCATGACGGTACAGCAAATGAAGGACCAGTAATAGGTCTGATTGGTGATGCAGGTGAGACATCTCCAAACAATAAAGTATTAATAGATACTACTAATAACTATATAGAATTTTATGTAGAAGTATCTTCAGCACCTGTACAACAATTATATATTGCAGATGGAGCTATTATTCCTGTCACAGATAGCGACATTGATTTAGGTACAACAAGTTTAAGATTTAAAGATACATATACAGATACAGTCACAACAACTGGTAATGTAAGTATAGGTGGTAATTTAACTGTTACAGGTAATGCTACTATTTCAGGTAATCTCACATTCGGTGATGCAGATACTGATAGTATTAATTTAGCTGCTGAAATTGATTCAAATGTTATACCAAACACAGATAATACTTATGACTTAGGAAGCTCTTCAAAAGAGTGGAAAGATATTTACATCGATGGCACAGCTTATTTAGATGCTATAAACTTTAATGGTACAGTAATTACCTCAACTGCTGCTGAACTAAACATATTAGATGGCGTAACAGCTACTGCTGCTGAAATAAATACTCTTGACGGTATTACTTCAACAGTTGCAGAACTTAATATACTGGATGGAGTTACAGCTAGTGCAACAGACATTAATCTTATAGACGGTATTACAAACGGAACAGTTATAGCGAGTAAAGCTATTGTTACAGATGCTAACAAAGATATTAGTGGTGGTAGAAATATTACTATTACTGGAGAGTTAGATGCAGCTACTTTAGACATTTCAGGTAATGCAGATATTGATGGTACTTTAGAAACTGATGCACTTTCAATAAACGGTACAACAGTAACAAGTACTGCTGCAGAACTTAATATCCTTGATGGAGTTACAGCTACCGCAGCAGAAATAAATTTACTTGATGGTGTTACAGCAACTACAGCAGAGTTAAACATTCTTGATGGAGTTACAAGCACTGCAGCAGAGTTAAACATTTTAGATGGCAAAGCTTTTCTTGATGAAGACAATATGGCATCTAATAGTGCTACAGGTATTGCATCTCAACAATCTATCAAAGCTTACGTAGACTCTCAGGTGACTGCACAGGACTTAGATTTCCAAGGTGATACAGGTGGTGCCTTAAGTATTGACCTCGACTCAGAAAGCCTTACAATCGCTGGTGGGACAGGTTTAGATACTGTAGGTTCAGGTAATACTGTCACAGTTAATATAGATTCTACAGTTGCTACACTTACAGGCACACAAACTTTAACAAATAAAACTCTTACAAGCCCGGATGTAAATACTCCAGACATTGATGGTGGTACTATTGATGGTACTGTTATTGGAGGAACAACTCCAGCAGCAGGTACGTTCACAACCCTTACAGCTAATACCTCTATCACAGGCACACTAGCTACAGCAGCTCAACCTAATATTACAAGT